TCTAGTTTAAATGATGATGATTTACAATTTTTAAATAAAGAACATATTAAATGGTTTTATGCTAAACATTATTTTATGATTACAATTTTACAAAATTTTTTTTCTAAATTATATATTTTTTGGAGTCGAAAACAAGAACTCAATAAACAATTATGGGGATTAGATAAACAAATTAGAACTGATGAACATAATTCTAAATATTTTTTTTTATTTAATATTTTTCAAGAAATTTTAATGGAATATTATATGAGATTACCATCAATTGCTAACTATATTAGAATTAATAAAATTAAAGAGGATGAAAATATGGTAGTAACATTTGAAAAAGAAAACAAAAATAATTTAAAACAAACATCTTTATTACAATGTTCTTCACAAGGAAATACAACACAAGGGAATACAACACAAGCAAATACAACACAAGCAAAAGATATTTCACAAATTAAATTTGCAGAAATTTTTGATCCAGATAATTTTAAAGAAAATGATTCAATTCCTTATTATATGGGTTTATCTGATTCTTTAAATAAGGGAAAATCAATTTTAATTTTAACATATGGTTATTCTGGAGTTGGTAAATCATATACTTTATTTGGTTCACCAAAAAAAGACCAAATTACTAAACCAAATGGAGACATAATACCGGGTACTGATGGACCAACACAAGGTATGTTACAATCAACTTTAAAAAGTTTAGGTTCTGGTATTACAATTAAAGTTAAAATGTTTGAATTATATGGTCTTGGTGTACCTTATAAATTCTATTGGAAGGACCCATCTAATTTTTGTCACTTTATTTATGCTTACAAGTTTGATGGTGAAAATAATATAACTTATACTAAAATTGATAAAAATGGTTTTACTAATTATTTAAATATTAAAAATGATACTGATTATCAAGAAATAGATAAAACTAATATTGATAATTTTACAAATTTTATTAAAAAAATTGATGACATTAGAAAAGATGAGGGACGTATTAAAAGTACTTTAAATAATCCAGAATCGAGTAGATCAATTATGATTTATGATTTTAAAATAGAATTAAAAAATAAAGAAAAAACTGGAAAACAATTTACAAATTTTGTTGTTATGGATTTACCAGGTAAAGAAGATATTTATCAAACATATTGTAAAAATAATGATGCCAATTTTAAATTAAAAGATAAATTTAAAAAATTTAAAACAGTTAAGATAAATGAATCTAAAAAAGATATACAAATAATCAACAATAATAAAGAATATGATAATAGTCTAATAAAATCAATGATGTATTCAAATCCTTTATGGTTATCACTGATTCCAGAAATTGCAGAACAATTTGACTCAGAACAATTTGATTCAGTTAATTTTAATATTAAACAATTATTTAATAATAAGCCTATAAAACCTCTTACTGTTTATAATATTATAAAAATTCCAGGCACTGACAAAGGTGAATTTACAAAATTAACTGAGCCAAAAAAACACAAAGCGACACATTTTTTTGAGTTTGATGGAAATAAGATAACTTCACTTTATAAACAACAAATTATATTAAGATTACGTGGATTATATGAAAGAGCTTTATTTAATATGGTTAATATAATAGAAAAGGGTGATTTAGAAAATTTAGGTAATAAATTAAATGATATGTTAGACTTACCACAAGCTAGAGAAAAAAGATATGGTTTTGCAGGTCTAGAAGCAATTTATATTAATGAAAATATATTAGGTTTATTACAAATTTTAGCTAATAAAGTTAGAAGCATAAAAGGTAAAGATCCAGTTAATGTTGTATGTCAACAAGAAGAATATTATAAAAAAATATTTACTGGTGAGGCAAACTATAAATTACATGATTCTTTAACTATAACAACTGGACATAGAAATATAAATGAAAATGAATTTTTTAGTCAAATAGAATATCTTAATAGTTTTGAAAAAACGAACGTTAAAAAAACTATTAGTGATGACAGTTTTTTAATGCATGATGTTTATAATAATAAATTTAGAAAATCAATAGATAAAAATCTAGAAGACATAATAAAAAACTATGATTATAATAAAATTTTTAATATTGATAATCCACCAATTAATAAAATATTAGAATCATATATTGATTCAATTGATAACTTTTATTTATTTTTTGTTGTTACTAATAATAATAAAGAAGACTCTTCTGGAAACTCTATAAATACTTGTGATAAACAAATGCAATTAATATGGGATACACGTCACTTTATGAATGTTATTGCAGAAGATAATCCAGCTAGTATAATATGTTAATAATAAAAAAATTTATTTATTTTAATAATTTTTTTTATCTAGATTATTTTAATTAATATGAAAGTTCATTCTCATAGTTTACAAGGTAAAAGAGAATCTAACGAAGATCAACATTTAATTCTATTTAATTTAAATGGGTCTAATAAAGAAATGAATGATATAAACTTTTTAAGTGTTTATGATGGTCATGGTGGAAAATTAGTATCTAAATATTTAAAAGATAATTTACCTATTTATTTTATAAAAAAATTTAAAAGAAATATTTATTTAAAACAAGATATGTTTTCAAAATATGTTAATAATATCTATAATCTTATTCAAGATAATCTTAAAAAAGAACATCCCCGTGCTGTAAATTATTGTGGTTCTACATCTTGTATAATTATTCATTGTATTGATCATGAAGAAAAAAAACCTTTTTTATGGATTATAAATGTTGGTGATTCGAGAGGTGTTTTATCAAATAAAGATGCTATTGCAATACCATTATCAAAAGACCATAAACCTAATTCTCCAGAAGAAAGAGTTCGAATTGAACAATTAGGTGGTAAAATAGTTTATGATGGTGTAGATTGGAGAGTAAAAGATTTATCATTATCTCGTGCTTTTGGTGATGTTGAATGTACTCCATATGTAACTCATTTACCTCAAATATATTGTCGTAAGTTATCTACAGGTGATAAATTTTTAATTCTAGCTTGTGATGGTTTATGGGATGTATTAAGTAATCAAGATGCAGTAGATTTCATTATAGATTTAGAAACTAGAAATTATAAAGGTAATTATGCTAAAGTTTTGGCAGAATATGCATTAAAAAAAGGATCAATGGATAATGTTACAGTTATTGTTTATTACTTTGATTAAATACTTGTAATATTATATAATATAGAATTAGTATTACTACTTTCTGTAAATTTTTCTATAATATTTTTAGTAATTTTTCTTATTATTAATCTTATCATCTATTGAGACATTTAATATTATTAAATGTTTTATCTGCAATTTTTAAATAATTTTTTGATATTTTATCAATATCAAAATTAGCAAATAATTTATTATAATAATATGTATAATTATTAATAACAGAAATAGTAGTAGCTACCAAATTATCATATTCACATTCAATAATATATTCTTTAAGTTCAAAATCAATATCAATAGACTTCTGAGTAATAACAATTACTTTATTGAAAATACATCTATTACATCGCATTTGTTCAAAAATATTATATTCTTCATTATAATGAATATTTAATAATATTTTATATTTAAATAATAAATTATCTCTTTCTATGTCAAAACCTTTTATTTCATTTGTTTTTATATTTGATTTATTTAAACTATTTATAATATTCATTCTATAATTCCTTTCATCTATAAAATGTCCAATATATGCTATATCATATATTTTGTCATAATTATATATTTCATTATAATTTACTAAATAAGGAATATATAAAATATTATTATTTATATTCTTTGATTTTAAACAATATATATTTGATTTACTATAATCAATAATTTTAATATTATTTGCAATATAACATTGTATTCTATTTAACTCTCCTTCTCTTGTTAATTGTTCTGTATTTAAAATATAAATATTATTAATTATATTTGATATATCTATATTTGGTATTGATTGCATGAATATTATTATATCATTATTAATTTTATTATTAATGTTATTAATTATTAGTAATAATTTGTTAAAATTCGATATTAATACAATATCATTATAATTTATAATAATTGAATTTATATAATCAATAAAAAATTTTACAGTATTAGGATCTGAATAAATATATACAACCATATATATTTATTTAAATTAATTCTTTATATTATTATTATTTAAAATAATTTAATTTTTTATTTTGATAGATTTTCTAATTGATGCTGTAATCAAACCTTCATATTTAGATCTTTCTTCTTCAGGAATTAAATAATTATATACACAAGATATAAATTCTTTGATTAAAATAATAAATATTAATTAATTAGATATATTATTAGGAATCCATGCTTTAAATTTAGTATGATATACACAATTAAATTTAACAGGTTTATCTTTTATTGTTTCATCGCATAAATGTGATATTTTAACATTCGGTATATGCGCGATACCTATTTTTTCACTATCTTCTTTTTCACTTAAATTATAAACATCTGGAATATTAGTTTTACTTAACCAATATTTTCTTATTTTAGAACCTTTTTCATAAGAATATACACGTTCTTTAATAAAATCAACAAAATGATAAATCATATCATATGTTTTACTTTCATCATTTTGAACTTGATTTGTTTCAATATCAACTTTATTAACTTTATTTACTATAAAAATAATAGAAATACCAGATATTTTAGGATAAAATACTAAACCTTGTATAGGAATATTACAAGTTGGTATAACATCTTTAATTAAATTTTCTAAACCATCATAATCACATAATTTATTTAATTTAACAGAAAAATTATCACAAACATTTGGCTCTGAAAAATGAATTTTTAAAATATCATCTAAATATCCCATTTTTTGTGACATTTCCATATCAAGTATTTTTTTACCCATTAAATAGAAACAATCTTGTATTAAGAAAATAAACTTATTTGATGATTCAATTAATTTACCATCAAATATAGTTCCATTAAATATAGACTCGGAAACTTTCATATGAACTTTTACCATAAATACATATTTTAATTCAATCTGTTCTATATGGTATGATAGTTTACGTCTATCAATCGCAATACAATATTTCTTTTTTTCTCCATTTAATTCTAAATTCATAAATATCAAAAAATAATTAAAACCTTTAAAATTAGGAGATACATAATGTTTATTATTACTTAAGAATTCTAATTTGCTAATATTATTTAACATTATAAATCTATGTTTATTTAAATTTAATTTAGAATAAAGATAGTCAATAATTTTTTGCTTTGTCGCTAAATCAAGAATCATATAACTTTCATTTGAACCAAAAGATATTTTTTTACTCATTATTAAATTATATATTAACTCTTTAAAATAAATAAATAATCAATTTTTTTAAAATAATGCATTATTTAAAGAAATCATATCATCATAAGGATAAATATTTAGATTTCCTTTATATTTATCATCTTTTCCAAATACACCACCATTTTCAGGTTTTTCATCATCATAAACAAATTCATCTGGATTAAATGTTGATAAATTAGAAGCTCCTTGAATTATAAAATCACCTGTTTTAGATTCTTTAAGTGGAGTTAATTTTTTAAAATCAGTAATAGATTCATCAAATATTTGAGCAATAGTTTTAGGTAAATCATTTTCATCCATAGAATCTAATGTTCTATTAATATGAATAGGTTTAGCATATATATCATTATTATAAATAACTCTTTGATCAGAAAATTTATTATTTGTATATTGTGGATTAACAATTGCACCAGAAATTAATTCTTTTTGATATCTATCTTCTATTGGTTCCTTTGGTTCTTCTGTTGGTACTGTGTCATAATCAAAATGAATAGTTGGAAATCCTCTAACTACTACTAGTTCTTTACTAAATTTTTCATTATCTTTTATAAAATTTTTTTCTGAAGATTTTTGTAAGTTATTGCATAATTGAACAAGTAAATAAATAATTACAACATAAATAATTAAATTAAAAATATTTTTCATCTATATATTTTATATAGATAAAAATATGCTATTATAAATAAAACTTATTAAACTTTGAAGATTTTAAAAGTATTATCATTTAAATTTATAAAAAGAGAAAGACAAATTTTTTTTATACAATTAGTAAAATTAATGTTCATTTTGACCAGCGACCGGAACAGATATACTTGCATTATTTGATCCATCTACTAATCTAACTATTACGTTTCTATCCGTATAGGATTGACCAGAAATAGATATTGTTCCTACACCATTTGTTATGGTATTGAGACCACCATTTTTTGCTAATGTTACACTTCCATCTGAATCTCGTGAAATGTTAATAATATTACTATATAATCCATATTCATATAACCCGCTATCTTTATCTACGAATATTTTAGCAGTATCAGAATAGAACCTGATTGTAAAATTTATTAGATAATTGGTACTATCCGAATTAATAATAATTGATGGTAATCCTTCTGCTGGTGGTGGTGCTGGTGGTGGTGCTGGTGGTGGTGCTGGTGGTGGTGCTGGTGGTGGTGCTGGTGGTGGTATTTGTAAAGAAGCTAAATTAGATTGTACACTTTGACTATTTCTTGTTGCGGTTAGGGTAAAAGTATAAGGACCTGGTGATAATCCTGTAACTTGTGTTGGTGGTGTTGCATTAGAGATTGTTCTAATAGCTGCTGCGGTGATTATATTTCCATTATAAACATTTACAGTATAACTTATTCCTGTACTGCTAGGTGAAGTCCAATTTATACTAGCATTACCATTAACTATTGATGCTGTTATATTAGGTGCTGTTAGTTGTACATTAAATATTTCATCACTATGAAAAAATGTATTAAAAAAAATTAATCTAATTGATCTTGATTCAGTATTACTTGGTGCAAAAGATACAAACCAATTTCCATTTTGTTTATATGTATTAAATTCTAAAGGTGTTCTAGTAGAACTAGAAGTAGGATGATTATAACCAGAAAATCCTATACCAGAATATATAGAATGAGAAATACCTGTATCAATAATATTACCAGTAGTTGTAAATATTTTTATTAAAATTGGTTTAACATTATTAATTCTTAAATTTCCGGAAATATCTGTATTTCCTAAAATTTTTTTTGAACCATTAATAGTCAAATTACCTTGTACTGATTTAATACCAGCATTATTACCAGAAATATCAATATTTAAGAAATTAAAATTATGAGGACCTCCAGTAAAGGTAGAATTTTGTCTTACTAATAATTCACCACTAACATCTAAATTTTTAACAGACATATTAAGAAAATTTTGACCAGATACATCTGTTAATTTTAAATAATTACTATCAGACGTTAATTTATGTCTGTTATTTATAATTAAACTACCAGATAAATCTAAACGATTTATTTGTTGTAAATTATTTACTACATTAGATAATAAAGAAGTAGTATTACTATCTGTAAATTTTTCTATAATATTTTTAGTAATTAAAATTTGTTCAACTTCTGATTGAATACAATATTTTTGTATAAAATAAAGTATTATAATTATAATTAAAATAATTAAATATTTATCCATTATTTTAAATTAGATAATTTTTATATATTAATATTATATTTATTTATTCTAATGTGAGTTAGTTATTCACCAACTATACTTTATTTATTCTGATGTAAGCTCTACATAATGAACAACTAATTTTTTGCCTTATTTTTTTTAAGACTAGTAATAATAACATATTTTTTTTTATTATTTATAATTAAAAAAAATTTAATGTTGCTTTACAAATAACTCTAAAGCAAATATGATACTTTTTATGCTTAGTTTCTTTAGACAGAATGGCCTTGCCTATTTGCAATTACAAAAGCTATTATTGCTTTAAATTTGCGAGCAAATGTCATCTCCATTTCAATACGTTCAATCATTCGTTTAAGACGGACTATATCCTCATTACAATACGTCTTATTACTTTCTATCTTTTGTTGCCATTTTTCTCTATGAACGGAAATTAAAGCATTAGGCATAAAAGGATTATTAGGAAAAGTATCAATAAAAATAGCCGCTTTTTTATAAATTTCTTGCTTCTTATCATACCAAATATCATCTCTTTCATCTGGATTCTTATCATCATCGCTAATATAATTCGATGCAGATGCATTTATCACAGCAATCATCGAATTATCTGATTTATATTCTATCATTTTCGTGATTTTGACTAACCACTCTAAATCATAAAGTATATCAGATGGAGTAAGTGATTCATCAATTAATGCATCAATTAATTCATCAATTAATGTATCATCACTCTCTTTAGCAGCGGCTATCGCCTTAATCAATGCATCGTTACTCACCATAGCAGCAGACACAAGTGTATAAATTGACGATGCATATATAGGCTTTATTTGTATCCCTATTTTTTCTGCTATCTTTTCTACTATTACCATCATCTCTATATCAGCTGCTTTAAGAGAATTAACCCACATAACAGCTGTTACATCTCGCTTTATTGCTACCGTCCTTGCAACCGTTCTTCTCCACGTTATTAGCTCACGTCTCTTTGTTAGTAATTCAAAACCATTCTTACGTAGTGATGATGCTATTGCCATTGCTATCATTAGTATTTTAGTTGTATTTTTGGGTATATTCATCAGTTCCATTAATATAATATTTTTAAAAATACCAAATTCTGCTTTTAATTTTGCCATTTGTTGCGCTTCTTCATCAGTCATAACAAATGTCATAATAAACACATTCTTTGCTTTTTGTGCTATATTCTTTATCATATTCAATATATTAGTCCCAACAATTCCAACAATATTTAACATATTAGCTTTGTTTGTGATGTTTGTAACTTGTTGATTTATTTAGTCTTTCTAGTATTTATTTAGTCTTTCTAGTATTTATTTAGTCTTTCTAGTATTTATTTAGTCTTTCTAGTTAAGACCATTAATAAAAAAAAAATTCAATTTTTTTATCAAGAGCAAGTAAGCAAATGATATAAAAAAGACTATATACAATCAGTTAATTAATACTTTTTTTACGAATTTATTTAATCATCTATATCGGATAAATTTATTTCTCCGTTTAAGCAAATAGGATATTTATAATTAAGATTATATTGTCTTTTTAATTCATCGCGTATCTTTTTTACTTCATCAATTTTCTTATACGTTAACTCAGTATTTTTTTCTATAGTATTAATTAATTCTTTTAATGTCTCAATCTTTCTTTCTAATTCAACGTCTATTTCTACTGTATTCTTTTGTTTTGATGGTTTCTTTATAAAAAGATTTAACACATACCTTACAATCTTCATGACTTGTTGATTAATTTAGTTTTTATAATAAAACTATTAATAATAAAAAATTCAATTTTTTTAACATAATAGAGAAACAAAGTTTATTAAAAAAAGACTTAATAATAATTGCGTATACAATAACTATTTCTATAACAATTTATGAATATGAGGTATCCACATGAAGGACACCTAATTTTGGCATTAGGTACTTCTTTTTTAAAAACTTTACGACACATATTATCAATACACTTTTTATGAAAGTTATGTCCACAATCAGTTGTTGAACCGTCTTCAATAACTACATTTGAACAAATAGAACAATTATCTTTATTAATTTGTAATTGTTGTTTAAACGAGTTTTTGTGTAACCATTCATACTTTTTAACAGTTTTAATAGTTTTAATTATCCTTTCTTGGTGATTAATTAATGCTTCTAATGCTTTATAGAAAACATAATCTTGAAAAAGTGGTTGCCAATTTTTATTTTCTACATACATTATCAGTGTATTAATTGCTGTACAATCTCTTGCTACATTTATTTTACGACACTGATGTACAAATATAAACGCTCTAATATCATTGTCATCTTGGAAAAGTAACCATTCTTTTGAATTAAGAAAATTGTTATTTATTATTAATAACTGATTTATATATAATATGGCATCTTCTTTACTATCACGGTAATCAAAAACAATATTTTGGTCAGTTCTATCTTTAAGTACTTGCTTATAAAACTGTTCCGCAAGTTTCTTATCAAAAAGCCCTTTAATAATATTTTCATTAATATATTTATTAATATCATCTAAAGAGGGCATATTTTCTTTTTTATATTATTATTATTGTTTGTATTAATAATAAAAAAATTCAATTTTTTTTTATAATAAATAAATTTTGTTCACGTATTATTGGTATTTCAGTTCTACACAAAGGGCATCTAACTTTATTAAGATGTGTTTGTGTTAGATTTTTTAATTTATTTTCACATAAATTCTGAATACATGACGTGTGAAATGTATTTTTACAACAATCGGTTGTTGAACCGTCTTCTATAAGTATTTCATCCAAACAAATAGAACATACGTCTTCATACTTAATTTGTTTTTCTTTGACTTGTTCTAACTCTTGATTTACTTGTTCTAACTCTTGATTTACTTGTCCTAACTCTTCTTTTTTAATAGAATCAATAATATCATATATCTTTTTTCTGAATTCTATGTAGATATCCAATATAAATAATATATTTAAAGCTTTATTATAAGCATACTTCCGAAACAGTATATCCCATCTTTTATTTTGTACAAGTGTAAACAGTATACGTGTAGAATCAATATTACGTTCGCGATAATAAGAGTCATATGCCTCGTATGATAGTCCTGCTATTATTTCTCTTTTAAAATTATCACAGTCATAAAAACGTTTACATTCTTCTGAAGTAACAAAAATATCACTTTCTGTAAAAAATGGTTGAATATATAATTTAGCATCTTCAAGAGTTTTAATTCTACCGTTTGTCATTTTTCTAGTTTGATAAAAATTATTGACATATTTTTTATCTAACAAGAAATTCTCAATAAATTTATCAATATCAATGATATCAGGCATATATCTTTCGTGTAATATACTAAGTTATTATAAATATTAATTAAAAAAAAATTCAATTTTTTTAACATATTAAACAATGAAATTTATTGTTTGTTGTGATTTTTAATTGAGGAGTCATTAATACTAATTTAATTGATGATGCAACTAAACTTTCGTATTTATTTTTTTCTTCATTAGGAATAAAATTGTATTTCTCAACTAAATAATTATATACACAAGATATAAATTCAGGAATTTCTTTTTTAGTTAATTTAGCTTTTGGTAAAGAATTGTATGCTTCCATAATTAAGAAAACAAATTTAGGAATATCCGTTTGTTCTACTTTATTATCTTTTATAATACTTTTAACAGAAGCTTCTACTTTATCAATAAATATTGGATCATTTAGAATTAATTTAACTTTCTCATTTATATATTTATTACTAAATACTTCTAATATTGTATCTGAAATGTTAATATCAATATCAGTTTCTTTTTTTTCTTTAATATTAGAAATAATTAATATCGGTAATGATTTAGAAATAGGCATGACAAATGACGTATTATTAGTTTTAGCCATTATATACATAATGTTACATAATAATTTAAAAAATTGTAAATAAAATAAATTAATATTATATAATATATTTTAATGATGGATATTATAAAAAAAATCAAATCAAATGCATTAGAAACTATTAGTGAATTAAGTATTAAAGAACTTGAAGAAATAATTGTTTATGTAGCAGATAAATATTATAATACAAGTATATCAATTATTGATGATGCAATATATGATTTATTAATTGATTTTTTACGTTTAAGAGATCCAAAATCAAAAATTTTAAAAAATATTGGTGCTCCACTTAAATCTAAAAATAAAGTCAAATTAGATTATCATGTGGGTTCTATGAATAAAATTAAACCTACTGATTCTAATAAATTTGATTCTTGGATTAAAAATTATAAAGGTCCATATAATTTAAGTGATAAACTAGATGGTGTTTCTGCATTACTTGTCTATAAAAAAAATGAAAGTATTAAATTATTTACTCGTGGAACTGCTACAGAAGGACAAGATATTACTGTTTTAATTAAATATTTAAATTTACCTTCCTTTGAAGAAATTAAAGAATATGTTTCTAAGAAAAAAATAGTATCTGATAATAAAGATAATTTAATGGCTTTTCGTGGTGAATTAATTATTAATCAAAAAATATTTGAAAAAAATTGGAGTAATACCTTAAAAAATGCTCGTAATAGTGTTGCTGGTTTAGTAAATTCTAAAAATATTAATTCAGATTTAGCTAAAGATACAAATTTAGTTTTATATGAAGTTGTTGATCCATTTTTAAAAATAGATGATCAATTTAAAATTTTAAATGAATTAGGTTTTAAAGTTGTTAAAAATAAAATAGTTAATACTATTTCATTTGAAATTCTTAGCAAATATCTCCGTGATAGAAGAAGTAACGGTGAATATTTAATTGATGGTATTATTATTACTGATAGTAAAAAACATGATAGAAATACTGATGGAAATCCTGAATATGCTTTTGCTTTTAAAGATATATTAGAAGATCAAATTGCTCAATCTACTATTATCAAGATTGAATGGAATATTTCAAAGAATGGATACTTAAATCCTACTGTTATTATTGAACCAGTTTCTATTGGTGGTGTAGAAATTAAACGAGTTTCTGCTCATAATGCTAAATATGTTGTAGATAATAAACTAGGTGTTGGTGCTAAAATAGAAATAATTCGTAGTGGTGATGTTATTCCATATATTCAAAAAGTAATTAAACCAGCTTTAAAAATAGATTTACCAAAAGGTAAATGGCATTGGAATGAAACTGAAGTTGATATTATTTCAAATGATATGGAATCAGATGAATTAAAAATTAAAAACTTACAATTCTTCTTTTCAACTTTAAATACAAAAGGTATGGGTAAAAAGAATGTTGAAAAAATATATAATTCTGGTTTAAATACTATTGAGAAAATTTTAAAAGCAAAAGAATCAGATTTATTAAAAATAGAAGGTTTCCAAGAAAAAACATCTTCTAATTTAATATTAGCTATTAAAGAAAGTTTAACAAATGTAAATTTAGCTAAATTAATAGCTGCATCAAATGCATTAGGTGAAGGTATGGGTGAACGTCGTTTAAAACAAGTACTTGATACATATCCTAACTTAATAACTGATTATAAAAAATGGTCAAAAAAAGAATTCATTGATAAAATTAAAGAATTAGAAGGTTGGGAAGATAAAACAAGTTCTGTATTAGTAAATAACTTTGATGAATTTATTAAATTTTATAATAAAATAAAATCATATATTACATTAGAAAAGAAAATAGAAATTAAACAATCAAAATTAACAGGTTTAACTATAGTATTATCTGGTTTCCGTGATAATGACTTGCAAGAAAAGTTAGAATCAATTGGTGTAAAAATATCATCTAGTGTTTCAAAAAATACTGATTATCTAGTAGTTAAAGATCAAGATACTATTAATGAAGGAACTGGTAAAGTTCAAAAAGCACAAGATGTTGGTGTTAAAATAATTACTAAAGAACAATTAGTAAAATTAATAGGTTAATACTTTAAAAAAATTGATATTATTTTATATTGTGGTTAAACTTATAATAATATAGTCATTTAACTATGAATTCAAATACTGATAATTCTACTACTGATTCCGAAGGTTGGAACTCTGTAACTAAAAATACAAAAAAATCTAAAAAGTCTGAAGATAAAAGTAAACTAATCGAGACTTCAGAAAAAAAATTATCAACTTACAGCTCTATTGTTAAAGGTAACTCAACTACTACCTCTAACAAAGAAGCTTCTACATCTAACAAAGAAGTATCTACATCTAACAAAGAAGTATCTACATCTGACAAAGGAACTTTTACTTTTGAGAAACAAGTATCTACATCTGATAAAGAAGTATCTACAGCCGACAAAGAAGTATATACATCTGACAAAGAATTATCTACAGCTGACAAACAAGTATCTACATCTGACAAACAAGTATCTACATCTGACAAACAAGTGTCTACCTCTGACAAACAAGTATCTACAACTGAGAAAGAAAAAGATTCTGATGAATTATCAATTGATTCTGACTCTTCTAGTAATTCATCTAGTTCTAATACATCTATTAACAATCCTAATACAAAACCAAAACGTTTTGCAAAATCATCGGCACCTATTAATGTTAAAGTAAATTTTACAAAAAGAGATAATCCAAAAAATAGTTTAAAAGATAATAATATTGAATACAAGAAGGCACTCATTATTGCATCACAAACTTTTTTCAATGAATGTCTTCTTAATAACAAAGATTTTATTGAAAAAGAAAAAATTAAAATTTCTAAATTTTATAATTATAAGAATACTGTACACAAAGTATCTTATGCTAAAGATTTTGATTCACAAAAAATTGGTACTCAAACAATTGCTTTTTCACGCAGTCACTTTGCCCATAATGAAACATTCATCAAAAAACTGATTAGTGAATATAAGAATATTTTTCCAGAATGTGATTGGGTTAAAATTAGAGATTCTACTCGCGATGATGAACCAGATACGCTTATTATTTCTATTGGTAGAACTATTAAGTTAAAAAATTGAAATTTTTTTATTATTAACTAATTGAATTATATATTTAAATGTGTCACTTTTGTGGCAAGTATCATACTTTTAAAAATTGTCCTCTAGAAAATGAAATGGCATCGTTTTTTAAAAAAAAAGTTGGATCTTTGATGGAATATTATATTGCTAATAACTTTAATTGTCCCTGTTGTAATAAAAAAGAACTTTGTGTTATTAATAATAATTCACCATCTTTAGATATTATTTGTAATTGTGGTAAAAAAATAGAAGTAAAATCAAAGTGTTTAAGTGTAATAAATTTACCAAATAATATTTTTCTTAATCATGGTAGTTATATTGATTATATAAATAGAGTAAAAGAAGAAATTGACTTATTTATTGTTATTTATGCGGTAGATCGTATTAAAAAAATTATTAAAATTAGAGAAGTATTACATATAACACATAATATGCTTATTGAAGATAGTAATATAAATGTAATTGAACAAGACAAAAATAGATTATCTACTATTATTATAAAAGATCGCACAAAATTAAATAGTTTACCTTTACCAAATTGTGAAAATACATTTGATTTTAATAAATATATTGAAGACTTTAAAAATAAAAAAATTGATAATTAATTTTTTTATATTATATTTTATTATTTTATTATATTATAATGAATCCTTTTGAAGAAAATGATGATGAAGATGAAGAAAAAAAAAATGTATCTTTCAAACCAAATAATATTGAAATTTGGTTAGAAATTAAAGGTAGACATAAAAATACTTTTATTACTGGTTTAGATTTTGAAACAGATGATCTAAAAGAGCATTTAAAAAATCTTAAAAAAAAACATGGTTGTAATGGTTCTTTAAAAGAAGATTTAATTGATGGTGAAAATAAGAAAGTGTTAAAATTACAAGGAGATCATATAGATAATATACAAAATTTTTTAATGAGTATTAATATCACAAATTTCATAACTCGTGATTTTAAATCAATATAAAAAATGTCATATACACAAAAAAAAATTGAAAATTATTTAATTTATTCATATACTTTTACAATATTATATTATGAAATCACACACTAGTGACTCTACTGTAACTACTAACCGGAATGGACATAATTCTACAGTTTCAGTCACTAATTCTAATAAAATATCATTAGAAGATACTATAAAAGACCATTCACCTAAAAATTTAAAAGGTAAAACAATTTGTAAAATAACTATTAAAGAAACTAAAAAAGAATTTAAAGACGTATGTGCTGAATGTATATTGTATCCTTATCTTATATATTCAAAAGAATCAACAACTGATTGTTGTTCAAGCCCAAAAAAATGTGGTAATCGTCATGTCGATGTTCGATTTGATGGTTTCCTAGGTATTTGTGGAGAACATCTTAAAACAGGAAAGTGTAAAAATAAATATTGTAAACGAGCTCATGTTCTTGAAGTTGATTCAATTGATTATACACGTATTTCTACCAAGTCTACTAATAAGTCTACTAATAGTTTTACTAATAGTTCTACTAATAGTTCTATTTGTATTTCTACTACTATTGTGATTTGTTTTGACGTTACATCTGCAAAAGATTTTCCTAAATTACCATTTAAACAAAATACTAAAAAACGGTGTTCAAATAATATGGCATCAAATAATGTCTGGAATAAACCACTACAAATCTTACAAATTATAAAAATTACTAAAGAAAAACCAACAATTACTAAAGAAAAACCAGTAATTAATGAAGAAAAACCAGTAATTAATGAAGAAAAATTAGTAATTAATGAAGAAAAACCAGCAATTATAAAAGTAAAAATATTAATTACAAACGAGCAACCATTAATTGTTAAAGTACAATTATCAATTAATGAGATACAATCAGCAATTAATACAAATCTAAAATTATCATCATCAATTATTATAGATGATGAAGGATACATATTAGTGCAACGCAATCGTAAAACTTCTACATCTCCTATATCAGTAATGTATCCGGAATCAGAAACTTCTTTTTCTCCTATATCATTAACTTCCAAATCATCTCCTTTAATGTTTGAGCCTAATATGCTACAAAAGTTACGAAATGATTTTAATAAGTCTCCTACATTTGAAAAAGTTAAACCTAACATATCAAAAAAAGTATTAAAAAAAGAAAATGCACAAAAAAATAAAGAAGAAGTATTAAAATCAAAAGAAAATATTTTAAATAAAAATTCTAAAGATGATTCTGAAAATGAATCTGATTCTGATTCTGATTCTGACTATGACTCTGACTCTAATTCTGACTATGACTCTGATGAAGACTATAACTCAAAATTTTGGTCAAAAAAAAAGTAAAAAAGTAATAAAAATATTATCTAACATTTAACAATGTCCTTATTAATTTATCCAAATCAATTATTTCCTTTAAAAATGATTAATTCAATAGATTCTTTAAAATTTAATAAAATATTTATTATTGAAGAACCTAGATATTTTATTGACTTTAAGTTTCATAAGTTAAAGTTAGTATATCATAGAGCCTCAATGAAAAAATATTATAATGAATTAAGTAAAAAATTTAATATTGTTTATATTGATTTTAATAATGTTACTAAAGATTTTTATAAAAAACTTAATAATGAATCAACAACTTATTTTAATCCAATTGATCATAACTTATTAACAAAATTAAGTAAATTATTAAATAAAGCTAATATGATTGATAATTTAAATTTTTTATTAACACCTGATGAAATTAAAGAAAATAAAGATAAGTTTTTTCATAATAATAAATATTCACATGATAATTTTTACAAATTTCAAAGAATTAAATTAGATATATTAATGAAAAATAATAAACCAATTAATAATAAATGGTCTTTTGATACTGAAAATAGAAAAGCTTTACCAAATAATATTAAAGAACCAAAATTACCGAAAATAAGAAAAGATAAATATTATAAAGAAGCTGTTGAATATGTAAATAAACATTTTATAAAAAATTATGGTAATACTGATGAATGGATTTATCCTATTGATACTAAAACAGCATTAAAATGGTTAAACCATTTTTTAAGTAAAAAATTATCAAACTTTGGACCATATGAAGATGCAGTTGATACATCAAAACCATTTTTATTTCATTCTGTTTTAAGTCCTATGATGAATATTGGTATTTTACCAGATACGTTAGTTGTTAAAATATCTAATGATTATTATTTAAAACATAAAGATTCTATTCCAATAGCTTCATATGAAGGTTTTATTAGACAAGTTATTGGATGGCGAAACTATGTATATTCATTATATTTACTTGAACCAAATATGTATAATAATAATTTTTTAAATCATAAAAAAAAAATAAATGAAAAATATTGGTTAGCTAAAACAAATATTAAACCAATTGATGATATTATACAAAATATAGTAAAGTATAGTTATGCTCATCACATAGAAAGATTAATGTATTTAGGTAATTGGTTTTTAATTAATCAAGCAGATCCAAAAGAAGTTCATCGTATATTTATGGAATGGACAGTTGATGCATATGATTGGGTTATGGTTCCAAATATTATGGGTATGAGTCAATTTGCTGATGGTGGTAAAATGATGACACGTTTATATTTTTCATCATCAAATTATATTGATAAAATGAGTATTTATAAAAGAAAAAAAGATGAAACTTGGTGGAAATATTGGGATGCAATTTATTATTCTTTTATTAATAAACATCAAGAAATGCTATCTAAAAATTATGCAACTAGTAGACAAGTAGCACATTGGAAAAAAAAATCAGCAAAAGAAAAAGAAATATTATTAGAACTTTCTAAATCTTATAATTTTTAATAAAAAATTGAAAAAAAATATTATTAATAAAACTATTATAAATATAAGGCTTAATATTGTGTTAATGTTACCAATTAAAATTGAAAAAATTTTAGATCGTCTGTTAAATGCTGCTATGACAAGTAATATACACGATTTTAAATTAGCAGCAGGTGTGTTAGTTGGTTCAAAGTTATTAACACCTTGTTGTGAAAATCAAATGCGTGGATTTTGTAGGAACCATCCTTGTGGTAGTCTCCACGCAGAAGCTCACGCAATTCTTTATTATTTTGGAAAGTATTTGGCTTATTCTCCAAAGATAGGATGGCATTCTAATATGCAAAATAATAAGAAGTTAGACTTAATTGTTGTTCGTTTTAATAATGATTCTAAGCTTTGTAATTCTCGACCATGTTACAATTGTGTTCAAATGATGAAGGCAGTTAATATTAGACGTGTTTATTATATTGATAATAATAATAATTTAATATTTGAATATGTGCGTGATATGGTTAGTATTCACTTGTCTAGTGTTGCTCGGCATATTCACTCATTAAATAATAATACAATTTATAATCCACGTGATCCAACTTTTTTCAATAATTTGCTTAAGAGTATATTTCCATCAACAATTAAGCGTTATAATTTAGAGAAGTTTGTTGAAAATAATCTTTCTCAAGTTCTACCAAAGCATACTCATATTATTAAAACCGAAAAAAATATAACTGTTGTTATAATTTTAGATTCAAATAAGATCAAGGTTATTCAATCAACTATTATTGATTATTAATTTATTTCCATTAATAAAAATTGAAAATTTAATATATTTAATGTTGTTTAATATAATGTTTAACATAAAATATGGAACTTAATATTAATTCACTATCTTATCAATTTTATAATTATCTATCAGAAAAAAATTTTGATGTTATACAAGAAGATATTATCAATAAATATAAATTGGAAACACTTATTGATACAAAAAATAAAGGACTAATTTCATTGATTTTTCAATATGGTATTATCGTAAACAATACCGAAATTATCGAATCAATTAAACCTTATCTAAGTATGAAACGTGATTTTCTACATCTAATTGTATATAACAAACAAGATACTATTAATTGTATTGACATTTTTAAAAAAAATATTAATCTTGAACTATTTCTTCAAAAAGATATCGAATTTTTGATTGAAAATGAACTATATTTTATTCTACCTTGTCTAGAAGGAATGTTTATAAAACTAGATATAGAAGGTTCTGACATTTATAATTCAAAATTGAAAAAATTTACACTTCAAAATACTATGAAATATATTACTATTTTTTCAAAAAAAATTAATAGTAAAATATTTAAAATTTTTAATGATGTAATTAGTAATAATTATGATTACATTATTGATGCTGGAAATATTCTATATTCTCAAAAAGGACAAATCGGTAGTCATTCTATTGAAGATCTTAAAACTGTAATTGATACTTATCCAAATAGTTTGATTATTATTTGTAAAAAACATCTTGAAGATAAAAAAATAGTTGATATTATCAAAGGAAAACTATATTATGCAACTCCAAAGAATATAGACGATGACGTGTTTATTATTCTTGCATATCTAAAAAATCAAGTCAATATTATTACAAATGATAATTTCAAAGATCATACTATTGATAATGATTATTTGCGATATCATATTAATGATATTCTAATTAAATACACAAATAATAATGGAAAATTTACATTTAAACCTATTTGTAAATATACCGAATGTATTCAAGTTATTGATGATTGTGTTTATATTCCTAGCAGTAAAAACGGATTTATTGAAATTGTTATTTAATTTAGATTATTAAATTAAAAATTGTATAATTTATTTTATAAATAATAAATAATTATTATAAATGTCATTTTTAAATTATAGCATAAAATGTGTTAGTGTAACTATTATTAGTTACTTTATATATAATATAATTAAGAAATATAAAAAAAAAGAAATTGTGTATAAAATTTATAATCATAAAAAAAGATTTTTTCTAAAATGGAAAAAATATACAGAAATTAAAATGTTGTATAATCTTGTAGATTATTTAGTATTACAACATAAAAAAGAAATTATATTTAAAATTATTAATCAGAAAAAAAGATTTTTTCTAAAGTGGAAAAAGAATACAGAATTTGAAGTATTATCTAATATTGTAGATTATTTAGTATCACAACCTAAACAAAAATAATTTTAAAAATTGAAATAAAATTTTTTTATTTTATAAGTAAGATTGTAATGTTATTTGAACTTTATACACCTAATACACATAAATCATTATTATCTTTTAATGATATTTTAATTACTTTTTTAATTATGTATTATACAACAATTTTTATGTTTTGTATTTTAAAGAAAAAACCAAATGATGTGATTAAAGAAGTAATTAAAGAAGTACCTGTTAAAATAATTAAGGAAAAATATGTTGAAGTAATTAAAGAAATAATTAAAGAAATAATTAAAGAAGTCCCTGTTGAAATAATTAAAGAAGTCCCTGTTGAAGTAATTAAAGAAGTCTATATTGAAGTAATTAAAGAAGTCCCTGTCGAAGTAATCCATCAAGTTGAATCCATACAATATTTTAAAGAATATGAAAATATTAAAGAATTATTAAATCAAATAGATAAAATATATATTAATAATTCAGAAATGAATAATATAAAAAAATATTACACAGAACATTATGGAAGTGCTATAAATAATTATATTAATCCTAGTTCTTATGTTATTTATTGCATTATGATTGAACTTTTAGATAAAGAAAATGATATTAAAGATAAAAAAAAATACCTACATAAATATGAAAATGATATAAAAAATTATATTAATCCTAATTCTTACATTATCAATAGATTTATGATTGAACTTTTAGATAAAGAAATTGATATTAAGGATAAATTAAAAAAAGAAACAATTTTAATTGCAAAGAAAGCAAATTTTTTAGATAATGAAATATTAAAAGATTTTTATACTAAATATGAAAATAACTTCAATAAAATATTAAATTGTATGTAATATATAAATTACTTTATTTCTTAAAAAAAATGAAATATATATTTCTTAATTTAAAAATAATATATTTAGTAATGACATATAACATATTAGATGAATTATTAATATGGTTAAGTACAATTTTAATTACTTTTTTAATTATTTGTTTTACAACTATTTTAATATTTTATATTTTAAAGAAAAAATTAACAAAAATAATTGACGACGAAATGTTTATTGAAATAATTCCTGTTGAAATTATTAAGGAAGTTGAAGTAATCAAGGAAGTGATCAAAGAAGTTGAAGTAATCAAGGAAGTAATCAAAGAAGTTGAAGTGATCAAGGAAGTAATCAAGGAAGTTGAAGTGATCAAAGAGGTAATCAAAGAAGTTGAAGTGATCAAGGAGGTAATCAAAGAAGTTGAAGTGATCAAGGAGGTAATCAAAGAAGTTGAAGTGATCAAGGAAGTTGAAGTGATCAAAGAAGTTGAAGTGATCAAAGAAGTTGAAGTGATCAAAGAAGTTGAAGTGATCAAGGAAGTTGAAGTGATCAAAGAAGTTGAAGTGATCAAAGAAGTTGAAGTAATCAAGGAGATTGAGGTAATTAAAGAAGTTGAAGTAATCAAGGAAGTTGAAGTAATTAAGGAAGTGATCAAGGAGATTGAGGTAATTAAGGAAGTGATCAAGGAAGTATATGTTGATGTTGATGATTATATAAAAAAATTTATTACAGATTTTGAAGAAATTAAAAAATTAAATAAAAAAAGAAATAAAATTACATTAAATTTAGATGAAAAAAATATATTAAATGAAGAAGTAAATGTAATACATTGTAAAATTAATCCTTTTAATAATAAATGTATTAATATAATAGAATTAAATATATTAAATATAATGAATTTTATGATAAAATATCACTATAATAATAAAATTAATAATGAAAAAAATAATATTAACAAAGAAATACTTAATTTTGTAAAAAAAGTAAATTTTTTTGATAGTAATGAATTAAAAGAATTTTATACTAAATATAAAAATATACTTGATAAGTAAAATTTATTTACTTATAAAATTTATTTACTTATAAAATTTATTTACTTATAAAATTTATTTACTTATAAAATT